CTGAGAAGCGGCGTTTGCTGTGCGCCGCTGTCAAACCTGTCCGGCGCGTCCGCAATGACGCGGCCCCCACGCATTTGGTTGTCTTTTGTGTGTGCCCGGACTGCTGCTATTGACCTCGCAGCGGGGCCTTTTTGAATGATGAGTGATGAATTATGAATTATGAATTTCAAGAGGTGAACAGATGACGGTTGAGGTTAACGAGGGTATGGCGTGGATTATCGGACTACTGGCGGCTATTCCGATCCTGCGACAGGCGTGGCTATTCGGGCGGGAGATCAAAGGCGATATCCGGGGGGCGGAACGCAATCCGCCGTTAGCTGAGGAGGCCGCTAAAACCTACGTCCCCAAGATGGAATTTCTGGAGTGCCAGAAGAACTGCAGGCTGACAACGGATTCAATCCGGCTGGAGATCAAGGAGAATGACAAAAAAGCTGAAGAGCGGGTGGTCGGAACCCACCGGCGCATGGATAAGCTCTCGAATGCGGTCAGTAAATTGAGCCGTGGCATGGGAATTTTAATCGGGTTGCAGATTGCCCAGGCGGGCGGCGATCCAAAGCAGGTCAAACGGATCATCGAAGATACGGATAACGAAAACGACATCTAACACCAGCCGTCGCCAAGGCTATGGCGGGCTAAAGGGAGGAAGAGATCAATGCTAACCGGCAATGCAATTTTTGTTTATAAGACCCGGATGCTTGCGGTTCTGGACACCTACAAGGGCATGAACCAGTGTGAGCAGCAGGTGATAACGGACTACCAGATCTCTTTTGATATGGGTGCCCGCCCTGATGATCTGCGCCAGGCGCTTGAGGCCCTGAAAGATGATGGCTATGCCGCCCGTAAAGTTGACGATACGCGCGGAAAGGTCTGGAGAATTACCCGCGATGGCCGCATGAAAGCCGCCGAAACTGATCTTGAATTATGAGTCAAAAACAGCCTGTTTTTGAAGATGCGCAAAACGAAAAAAAACGCAACCTCGAAAAACAGCCTTAATTTGACCCCGAAAAACGCGATTTTGGCCGTTTTAGAGCATTTTTGAAAAAAACGCAACCGTTGCGTTTTTTTGAAACGAAAAAAACTGAGGTCTTGAAACTTGATGAAAATACGCCCTGACAGTCTTTGTGGAAGGTTGAAGTCAGCCGGTCAGCTGGATGAGTTTTTCAGCTGGCTGGATGCCGAAAATCCTGACTACAAAGAGATGATGCGCTGGCTGAAAAAGCAGGGCATTCCGACCAGCGTCGGGGCAGTCAATAACCTGATCACCTACCACATGGGAGTCTGGAAGACCGAGCAGAGCATCAAGGCGGCTGATGAGATGGAGCTTGCGCTGCCAGCCGACACGGACCAGATCACCCGCGAGCGGATCAAGGCTCTTAAGTTTGACCTCTGCATGGCGCAGCTCTCATCTAAACAGCAGATGCAGCTGCTTAAACTCCAGCTCTCCGAACGGGAGCTGGATATTAAAACGGCCAACCTGCGTGACACAGGTGTCCAGGCGCTGATGGATGAGGCGGACGGGAACGAACGCGCTAAAGCGGCGCTGGCTGAGTTTCTGGCAGCACTCGACGAAGCAAAAACCGGTTAAGAGTTTAACCACAGAGAGCACAGAGAACACAGAGAGAATAGCAATGAAAACAGTAGACAAAGATTTTAAAGAGGCGGTTGAAGCTTTGAAGAAAGAGAGTCATGCGTTGGTTGATGAGACTATCGATGATATTGCCAAAGCAATTATTGAGGGCAAGGGTCATCCGAAATTCAGACGGATAGCCACTTCTGTTGACATGCCGCACATTAAACTTTCGTTCGGATTAACGTTTAAGAAAAAATGAAAAAGAATATTTCCATAAAAGAGAGAATCCAGTCCGCTGTAGATGGCGACGCTCCCAGCGTTGCAGTCCCGCGGGGTATCTCTTTTTTCACCTTCATGCATGAGTATGCCGAGGCGAAGGTCGGCAACGGATTTGTAAAATATTCAACCGTCGGTCGCGAACCACTGCGCATATGCATTGGTTTAATCGACCATGTGCTGGGCAATGACATCAGCTACTTAACGCAGAGCGAGCGCCGCACGATCGGCGCGTTGAATATTAAGCCGGAACAACTAGCGGATGCCTGCATTGCAATCTGCGGAGGTGCTCAGTTCGGAAAGACCATTATCGGCCTGCATCTCAAAGCATACCTGGCGGCGGTAAAGGGACTGAACACCTATTACGCTCTGCCGGATGATGATCTAGTCCAGGGCATTGTAGACTCGAAAGAACGCCCGGAGGTGATCGATCGGATTCCATGGCTGGCCGAACTTGTCACACTAGGTAAAGATGTAAGCAAGTCTGGAAAATCCGTTAACCGTAAAGGAGCGATGCAGTTCTCCGACGGTAAAGTTTCCGCAACAGCGCACATGCGCGGAATCAATGCCAAAATCCCGACAACGTTTTCTGCAGACTGCATCATCGAGGATGAGAAGGATGATATCAAAGAGGCGAACGCCAAGTATCTCACCGGACGTATGACGGCATCTCTGCTGCGCCTGCATGTTGCAATAGGCACCCAGCGTTATCACGCCGCCGGTCAGAATAAACTTTTTGAAGATGGCACTCAGCACGTCGGCTATCTGACCTGCCCGGACTGCGCCGAAAAGTTCAACCCGGAAGAGTCCTGGCCGAACATCTGCCGCAAGGATGAAGGCAACGGCTTTAATGATCCGTGGCTGACCCGCGAGGGCGATTTTGTTGATAACGCCGGACATCATTACCGCTTTGATCCGTCCGGTAAATATTACTTTGCCTGCACCGTCTGCGGTACGGAATTAGACCGCACGGATATCGTTTACGAGGCGCGCATGCCGGAGCGCATCAAAGAGCGTAAGTGGTCGGTGCGCGTTTCTCAGCTCTGCTGCAGTGGGTTGCCGGTTATTATGTTCGCCAACCACTGGCAGAGTGCGGTTAAAGATCCCGACGCCATGAAGGCGTTCTGCTGCGACAGGCTGGCCATTCCCAAATCATCCGCCCAGAAGGTCACCCGTGAGGTGATCGAACGCGCAACACATGTGGAGCCGGTTTTTCTGAGCCTGGCAACCCCTGAAGAAAAGATGTCTATTGTGCTCGGTCTTGATACCGGTGACCGCTGCTGGCTGCATGCTCGCGGCAAAACGGAGAGCGGTAGAAAGAAAACACTCTGGGCAGAGAGCATTGCAGCCGAACTGGTGCGCAGCCGTGTACCGATTCTTTTTCATACGCTGGGAGCCAGCTGCATCTTTGTGGATGCCGGTCCGCTGCGTGATCTGTCCCGCGATCTGTGCCGGATTATCAATGAGATACCGGAAGAGATGGCAGATGCATATAACCTTGATCTGACGCAGAAGATTGTCGTCAATGACAAGCTGACCTGGGACGGTGAAAAGAATGAATGGATCGGCCTGCGCTGCGCCGCTGTTGAGTTCACCGGAAAGCCGGGTTGCGGCATTGTCCAGAAGTGCCGTTTCAATCCGGCCAAAACATCGATCTATCCGGTGATCCAGTGTAACCGTGACGAACAGATAGGCGCAACCATTGACGATTTACTGACCGCTGATGACGGCTATCAGCAGCTTGATTCAACCGGAAAACTGCGCACCGAACCGGTGTGGCTGCTGCCGGAGGATCTGCCGGGATCGCAGGCGATCGTACGTACACTGCACGATCACATTTTAAGCGGTTCGCGCAAGGTGAAAAGCAACGACGGCAAAGAGGAGAGCTTCATCGATAAGGTGGAGAATCATCTGCTGCTTGCGGCCACCTATGACAACCTTGCCAGCACAGTGGCAGCCAGTGCCGCGCTGCGAGTTGATTATGATGACTGCGAGGGCATGGAAGATGAAGATTACCAGGAAGGGGAGGTCTTACTTTAATGAATCTTTTTAAAGGCATATTTAACCGCGATCCGGTTGTTGATGCGTCACGCATTGAGGATGAAGCCATGGCTTCATGGTCGGCCATCGATCACCTGACACCGCAGATGCTGGCCAATGCAATCAACGCTTTCACGGGCGGAGATATCGCTCCGCTGGCACTGCTCTGGAAAGAGGCCCGCAGGCGTGATGATCTGATTCCGGGTGTTGAGGGAAAGCGCCTGGCTTCCGTTGCGCGTAAGGACTGGGAGATTGTCGCGCTTGAAAAGGGGAAACTGGCGGATCGGCAGAAAGAGGCGGTGGAGTATTTCTTTGACAACCTGATCCACCGTGATGTGATGGATGCGGACAAGATCGGCGGAGTGTCCAGCCTCATGCGTACCATGCTTACATCGATCGGCTACGGGTGGACAGCGCACGAGATGGTATGGAAGCCGTCTGTACGTGGTTTGACCGCCGAAATGCGCGCAGTTCCTATCTGGTTTTTCGAGCGCAAAAAAGGACGGCTGCGCTACCTGCAGAGCGCTTACGCCATCGAGGGCATTGACATGGAAGAGGGTGCCTGGTTTGTGACCGCATCCGACTCCATACTGGCAATCGCCTGCCTGATTCTGTATCTGTTCAAAAACGCGCCTAAAAAGGACTGGGCTGTCTACTGCAAAAGATATGTCATTCCGGGACTGCACGGTAAAACGCCAAGCAAGAAAGGCTCTCCAGGCTGGAACAGTCTGAAAACAGCTCTGGCAAATTTTAAGAATCATTTTTCCCTTGTTACCGGTACGGATGTTGAAATCAAGGCCATCGACGCAGCCGCCAAAGGAGACCTTCCGTTTGACGGCCTGATTGACGGTTGTAACCGCCGTCTGACCGCCCTCTGGCGCGGGGCCGATCTGAGCACCATGAGCACCAAGGAGGGTACCGGTGCCAGCGTCCAGGACAAAGAGACCGAAACCATAACCGCTGATGATGCTGCAATGGTTGAAGAGGTCATCAGCATGAAGCTGATTCCGCTGATCCTGAAATACACCTTCGGCGAAGGAGTTGAGCAGCTGGTCAAGTTCCGCCTGCCATCTTCCAGCTCTGATCAGAAGACCGACCTTGAAGTAGATAAGTTTTTTGTGGAGAACGGAATTCCCCAGGGCGAGGGTGATCTATACGAGCGCTATGGCCGCAGCCGACCGGAAGAGGGAGAAGAGGCTGTCGGGGCAAAGCCGAAAGAACCAGCGCCTGTTAAAGAGCCAGTTAAGAAAAAAGAGGAGCTGCCGCATACCCAGATGATTCATGCGACGCTGGAGCACACGATTGACCCGATTATGGAAGCAATTGATAGAGACCTGGCACCGCTGCGCGACCGGATTGAAAAAGCGCTGCAGCTGCCGGATGCTGAGATGATCCAGGCGCTGCATACGCTGGCTGAGGATTCACCGGCAATCTACCGCCTGATTGATGATCTCGGCCACACGCCTGAAGCGATGGTCCACGCGCTGGTAGATGCCATGGAAGACGGATTTAAAAATACAGGAGACACAGATGCATAAGAAGCCCGACATCAAAGATATTGTTTATATGCTGCATGCGCAGATACTGCCGACCGGTGCAGAAGCTCCGGCAGTGTTGTCGGTTCCGTATGCCGACACTCCTTATAACCGTGACGGCATCAAGGGCGTGAACCGCCTCAACAAAGAGATCGCCGCCGCTATGGTGATTGCCTTTGCTGAGCTGCAGGCCTCTGATCCGCGCTATGCTCCCGGCATGCCGTTCTACGTGGGGCACCCGGATTACTTCGGTCCGCAGAAAGAGGAGTACGTCAAGTTTGTTCGCGAGCAGCCGCCTGCAGTGGGATGGATCAAAAGCATTGAAGCCGGTGACAGTGCAATGCTGCTGCATGTGGAGTGGAATCCCAGAGGTAAAAAGCTGATCGAGGACAAAGAGTTTCTGTTTTTCTCTCCGAACATTCCGTCGTATCTGGGCGGAAGTGAAAACGGAGTCAATATTTACATCCCGCTGTATCTCAAATCAGCAGGTCTGACAAATACGCCCAACTGGTCCGTGTCCCCGATGGTCCATGCTGGCGACGGTAATCCAGGGGAAATCATACAAGAGGAGAGTACAACAATGATGTTACTCGATAGAATCAAAGCCCTCATGGGCGATGAAAGTATCCAGACTGAAGACGATGCTGTCGGTGCCATTGGCAAGATGATAGATGTTGTCCAGCGCTGGCGCAAACACCTGGATGAAAAGTGGAAAATCCAGCGGGCCGTAGAAACAGCACTGCCTCACGCAGCGTGCGATATTATGGTCGAGATCGAAGGTATCTGCACAGCGGCGGTTGAAGCTGTACACAATGCCACTGATCACAGGACGAAGTTCGAAGAACTGCAGAAGGCATATGCAACCGAGATGGTGCATGCCGCTGTTGAGCGTGGCTCAATCCTGCAGGATCATGCGGCCAGCCGTATTGAAGATCTGATTCACTCCGGTGATTCATTCCTGGCTAAAGTTACTGAGGTCAAAGCACTTCCGAAGCTGATGAAGACCGAGACCATCGTGCACACGGAAACAGCTGCAGAGCGTGAAGGCGCTGCGACTACCGTCTCCAGTGATCCAACAGCCGAGGCAGTTGCAATGGTGCACTCACGCATGGACAGTGACAAGGTTGACTTCCGCACGGCATTCAATTCTGTGGCAGCTGAACGGCCTGAACTTTTCGGCGGGGATAAAGCCGAAGGCTGATCTCTGACTAACGGAAAAATCAAACTCAAACGAGAAATGAATTATGTCATACCACAGTAATGGAAAGATCACAAAAAAATGTGATGCAAAGCTGAGCGCAGAGAACCTGCTGCTCAAGTTCGGCAGCGATGTCGACCACGTTGCGGTGACTACCGCAGCCACCGAGAAACCTCTCGGCTTTTCGCACAGCCCCACCGATGCGGCTGAAGATGTTGTCGGCGTTGAGCTACTCACAGCTCCCGGCACCAAAGAGGCCGTGGCATCCGGTGTGATTGCCTACGGTGCGGATTTCTGCGCCGATGCAGATGGCAAAATCCAGGCCGTTCCGGCTGCTGCCGGTACGTACTACATCTGCGGTCGCGTACTGCAGGCCGCTGCCGCTGATGGAGACATCATCGAGGTGGAAACCTGTAAACCGTATGCGGTCGTTGTCGCCGCGTAATCTGATTGCCGCCGTAAGGCCGCAGTAAATGAAGGGAAAATAATAATGTCTAAAGTTATTCAGCTCAGCTCCAGCTTTGGAGCAGTGACGGGCCAGATTTTTGAGCTCGCGCATGCAGGCAGTTTTGAGAATACAAACTTCTCACAGCCCCTGACAACCTATGCCATCGGATATAAAGACCCGACTGACCTCGAAGCTCAGCGCCGGTTCCTTTTCCCTGATGTCAAGGTCAACAACTACTTCCAGTTCATGAAGGCCGACAATTCCAAGGACTTCATTATCGAGGATGATCTGACGCGCGCTCCTGGAGCAGACTTCAAGCGCATCAAATATTCAGGAACCAAGGTTACACAGAAAGTGCCTAACCGTGGTCTGGGTATCGTCATCGATGAAGATGATGTCACAGGCGGTGATATCACCGGTGCGCAGCAGAGCGCTGTCGAAACGCTGATTCAGCGGATCAACCGGACCGAGCTTGATTCAGCCGTCACCATGCTGCAGTCGGCTTCCACTCTCACCGCTAAGGTGTGGGATGCAACGCATGACCCTGAAGGGGATATCGAGAACCTGATTGACGGTTCCGGTGATCTGATCGGCTTTGATCCGAACCGCCTGGCCTTTATCGGCGGCAGCTGGATTGTCCGCAAGAACGCGCTGCGTGCCACCAACACACCGGCTGCCGGTGCGGCTCTCTCGCTGACTCCTGATGGAGTTGCCCAGGGCTGCGGCGCTGAGCGCGGTATGATCATCAGAGCCCGCAAGCAGAGCGGCGCTTCTAAGGTCAAGATCGGCAGCAAGAACGTGATTGCGTTCATGGCCTATGACGGTATGCAGAAGGATGATCCTTCCAACACCAAGTGCTTCTGGACTCCGTGTCAGAACGGCAAGAAGTTCCGTGTGCTGATCCGTCAGGTCGGCGACAAGAGCTGGCTGGTTCTGGTTGAGTATTACAGCGTTCTCGTTGCGACTTCAACTCTGGGTCTCAAAGGCCACACTGTTGCCAACGCTTAATGGAGATTAATCATGGCCTGGCGTGCTCTTACAGTTGCGGATATTAAAGGCAAACTCAGCGGCGGCGAATACGAAATGGTGGAAGCCGCCCTGAATGAAACCGGCGTAACAGTTGAATCGGTTATTACTACAACAACCAATAAGATTCGGGGCTTTGTTGCTTCGAACTCAAAAAACACACTTGGACCTGTTGGAACAATTCCCGACCGACTGATTGACGATGCCGTAGCCTATATTATTCCGCGTCTGTACGGGCACACCGCCGGGCTTTTGATCGACCTTAATGACACGCGCAAGGAAGCGGCCAAGGACGCACTTGCTTTATTTAAAGATGTTGCGAAGGGTAACTTTTCTATCGCCGATCCCGAAACCGCTTCCACGGAGGTGGAAGCGGACTCAAGCGGCGATTGCGAATTTACCGAACCATCAACCCCGCCTCCAACGGCGGATGATTATGCAGGACTTTAATTATGACAGACCAAAAAACACAGGAAAAGAAACCGGAAGCTAAACCGGCTGTCGAGACTATCAGGGAAGCTATCAGTTCCACCGGACTGCAGTTTCTTGACGCACGTAAATCACCTGCCCTTGACGGCGATGTCTACACCGTGCGGGTGCTTGATAAAAGTGCAAAGAAGGGTAATTAACTCATGGCGGTTCTAGCGACACTTGATGATCTGCGCGCAGCGGTTGTCCGCAGGCTGGAAAGCCTGCCGGTCTTGACCGGCGTTGCCGTTATTCCCGAGGATCGCCAGAACATCGCCACTGAGGTACGCAAAGCTATGGCCAACGGCAAAGGGCTCGCAATTGTGATCTATACCGGTGATGCCAAAAACATTGCACCTGCCGCGCCTATACCGCAATGCGAGCTGGAGCTGATTGTTGAGGTGGGAGAGATCCCCGCTATGAACCGGGGTCCCGCCGGAACAAAGATTCCCGGCTGTGAAGTCGCCCGGTACTGTGTACGCGGATTGCATCAGCACGAATGGAGCTATGGCAAGAGCCTGACCTTTCAACAGCAGCAATTCAATAAAGATGACAAGGCTATGATTGTGCAGCACTTGCTCTTTTTTACAACTATCGTGTCGTTCGACGCGGAGATCGGAGTTAAATAATGAAAAGATCAGATTTAGTAAGCGGCGCAGGATCGCTGCTCTTCGGCACACAGAAGCTGTTTGTCAAAGAGGATATCAAGGTCACACCAAAGGTGGACACCTTCAACCCGCAGATTGCGACGCATGGAAAAGGCGCGCCGCGCTTTGATGACGGATACTTTGAAATTTCCGGTACGCCGACTGGCCGCATCACTCAGGCGATTGTTGACCTGCTGTTTCCGGCAGCCTTTGCCAACCCGGTCCAGGGCATGAAGCTCTTTCCGTCTGCCGATGTGGCGCTTAAGGTGCACGGCATGGACGGCAAGGCGCTCACATTTCCTAATGCCGCTGTGAGCAAACCGCCCGAGCTGCTGCTTTCACCCGGCGGCACGGTGTTCGGAGAGTTAACCCTGACGGCGCTTGTTAAAGATGACACCGCGCGTGATGCCGCCGGTGCACTGTATGTGATCAGCACCGAAGCCTGGAGCGAGGCCTTTAATGATGATGACATCATCTGTGTGCCGTATTCAGCTCTCTATGATTCGGTTGCAATCCCGACCAAGGACGGCTTTAAAATCAGTATCGATATCAGTGTTGATCCGATTAAAAATGATGAAGTCGGCACGATGGATTTCTTTATCGATGAGGTGACAGTTAAAGCAAGCTGCACTCCGATCGGCTGGAATGTTGACGATCTGCTGGGTGGACTGCCGCTGGACGGTATTAAACGCGGTGCGAGCCTGCGCGAGGGTAAAGACCTTGTGATCACCGGTGGAGCAGGCGGGCTGGTGTTAAGCCTGTATGATGCAATCGTCCAGGATGCGCCGATTCAGTATGCACCGAAGTCAACCCGCGCCGACACGGTGCAGTTTGTTTCCACACGTAAGCTGGAAGGCGTTGCGCCCAACCAGACAATCGGATCGCTTTACGCCCTCACCATTGCTGTATAAACAATGATCATTAAACTCACAGATTCTGCAGGCGGCAGCGCTAAAACTCTGGTGCATGGCATCGGCAGGGCCTCTGCCACCTATGCCCAGGGACCGATGAATCAGCTGAGTTTCGGGAGCACTCAGCAGGTGCAGGTGACACCGCTGACGCGCTCCCAGTTTGCGCTGGTGCTGCCGCGCAGCAATCATCAGGCGTCTTTCCCGTTCGGTGCTCTGCTTGAGTTCCCGACCATGGCTGCCGCCCGCGTCTTTGCGGCCAGCCATGTACTGGACACTCAGGCACTGACGCGCCTGGCGATTATTGACGTGGCTGGCACAACCACATACACCATAACGCTGCATGGTGCCCTCAGCCGCTGTGATGCGCAGGCCAAGGGCGTGGCAGTCGTAATCAATTACGAGTTCACATACGGAAAAATAGAAACATCGGAGGTAACCGCGTGATAAGAAGTTCATTAGTTCTCAAGTTCATTAGTGCATTAGTTCTTTTCAGCACTTCCGGCTTTGCCCAGGTATCCGATATCTGGTACGCGGAGAGCAGCAGACCGGTTAAACAGACTATCCCCGTGTTCCAGGGTGAAACTCATATCCTTGCACCGGTCATGCAGGCCTATGGCTCAACCATTACAAACCTTTCATCTGCTGTGCTTTACTGGCAGACAAACGGCATGGATGCCGCATGGTGGAGCAAACCCGCCTCCGTCACAGACGGGCAGATCTCCGCAATATTCCACCCCACCAACGATGTGGGAGCAGCGGCCTATACTTTCTTTATCGGCAGTTCCGCAGGCGCAGGCACGTCATACCGCGCATACGGAACACTGAAAATGCAGAGCTCCCCCGGGTTCAATCCGTCCACCGCGATCGAGCCGGGATACTACCCGACGCTGGCAACTGAGATAACGCCTTACGTGCTGGCCCTGATCCCCTCTTATGATCAGCCGGGATCAGCAGCCACAGTCAGCAATGCCCTCACCGCCGCAATCGCAAGTTCCGTTGCACCGCTGGCCTCCACTGCCAGCGTGGCAGCCGTTGCCTCATCCATTGCTGCAGTGCAGGCATACGCCTCCACTAACCGCACCGATAAGATGTGGAGCAGCCCCACCACCTACACCGATGCGGCGGGGGTGCAGTGGGAGATTGGCTCAGCAACACTGAATGCCTATAAGTGTGTCCAGGACAGCGGATCAGTTCATCTAGGAGATATCCTGAATGACATCTATTACCCTTATGAGATAACTGTTGGAACCATCACCGGATTACCTATGATAACAGTCAGCAACATATTATATACGGGAGTCAACACGGCCTACGATCTGCAGCACTCATTTTACAGCGAAAACGCACCGGACTATGGTTTTCCATTAACAGCATGGACCTTCAGGGGGATCACGGGAGATGTCTGGGAAATGGGCGAGTTATATTTTGATGATCCGTATAACCACACCGTCAATGAATTCGACCCGTATGTCTATACTTTCAAGACAACCAATCAGGTCGCCGTTTATGCTACTGAGGATTACGTCGATACCGAGATTGCTAAGATTCCGCTGCCTCCGTCAAACGTTAGCTCCGGCTGGCTGCTGTGGGATGCCGGGTCTAACGTCTATTGGGTCGTAACCGTCTCAAACCTTTCATTCACCATCTCGGAGGCTCTCTGATGTTTAAAATACTTTCAACGCTATGTTTAATTGCAGTCACTTCATGCGCCCAGCAGGTCGGCAACCTGGTAACCATCCGCAACGGAGAGATCTACCCCTCCAACACGGTTGCGCATATATCCGCTCTGGCATCAACCGCCGCAGAGGTACAGGCGGCACTGGCCACGGCCAATGCAACTCAGGCAGCTGCGCTGATCCTCAGCAATGAACTGGCGGTGCTTCGCGATATGGAAACCGAACGCAATGCGATCGGATATATCAACGGCTTTGTCGAGTCGTTCAGCGCCGGGATCGAGGCAGACACAAACATGACCGCATCTATCATCTATTTTGAGAGTGCCGGGACTGAAGAGGGGGTAGGATCGCTATGGGATATATACACTTACTTTTCAACTGATCCGGGCGTCTGGCCGGTTGTCACAACCTCGGACAGCGCAGGCCGGACCAACGCCTGGGATATCGCGACTCAGGACAGCGTTGAGCTGACCACTAAGATTGTCGGCAGCACGGAATATGAGTGCTACAAAAACAGAGTGATAACTCCGCTTGATCAAAGCAACGCCTTTTTCCGTGTGCGCGCCGATATCAGCGGTGTGGGAACCAACCTGACCTTCTTTCCTGTGACAGGCGGGATATCAGTCAACGGGCACGCTGGAATTACCGTCAGCGTAACCGAGGGAACAAACACAATGCAGTGGATCGGAGGGGTGCGAATCCAATGATCTATATTCTCGAACATATGAATGACTTCTGGCCGGGGCTGGTCCTCTGTCTCATCACCGGCCTGCTCATGACCAACTGCCCATGGGGGCGGCGCGTGATTGAGCCTTTTGCAAATACGCGTCTGGACCGGACTGTCATCGGACTGCTGCTCGGCGGCATCATCATGGTGGGATGGACCAAAGGACCGGTCAGCATCGGCAGCACTGCCGCGCAGTTTGTGACGGCTCTCAGGAGCGGCGGCATCATCGATGAGAGCGGACTTGTGGCCGCCAGTACCGAGGCTGAAACAGTTGAGGCTTTCGCGGAGCTTTCCAGCGAGATCATCAACGCGGCATCACAGACAGTTGTGGACGCGCAGTCTGATATTGACGATGTGGCCATGCTGATCACCAACACACCGCGCAAGGTTGTCTATCTGCAGTGCGCCCTGCCGCGTACCGATCCGCTGCAGGGCATCACCAATCATAATATCTCTGCAATCGTTATGCGCACCCGCCAGAGTGATGACGGCGTAACGCTGTCGCGTTATGTGTGGTATTCAGAGCAGCCGGAGGTTGCCCCCGGCGTTGTGGCCGAGGTTGATGTAGGCGGAGGGGCTGTGCGTCTGACAGCCGTCACCAACAGCTTTCAGGAAACCGAGAGTATTCAGGGCATTCCCTGCGTGCGTTACGACTACACGCTGCCGGAGAGTCTGCGCAAGGTTGTTTTCTTTCCGGACACAGAGCTTGAGTTCGGTAGCGATAACACACCTCTGCTGGTTCCGGCAGGCGGCATCGTAGTTGATGACGGATCGCAACATACCGGATGGAGCGGAACAGATTTATATTTCGGCGGACGCGTGCAGGTCATCTATACCGGAGGAATCGCGACCGCATTGTACATCGACGGGAACAGCATAACAAACGGAGTTTACACACTATGAAATATTTACTGGATGCATTTGTTTACGTTTTATCAATCGCGCTGTGTCTGCTGCTGCTCAGTTCAGCGGATGCAGCCCCTAAACCATACACCGTCAAATCGCACAACGTCTCTGAAGATCCGCAGTATATGTACTACTCCGACACCCTCAGCGACGGCAGCGAGAAGACACGCAAGGTGGCCAAGCCGAAGCCGAGGGAATATCCCGCATCCGTCACGCTCGTGGCCACCAATGACTTTCCGGTCCAGGTGCAGTATGTCTATGTCGAGATGTATCCGACCGGCCGCATCACGACCAACTATCAGTACAGGACCAAGAGCGCCCATGAACGCGCCGTTATCAACCTGCCTCCGATGCCGGAGCTCGTTCCGCCGATGCCAGGCAAAGCTGATCCGATGGGCCAGGTCATCAAGCGCCGTAAAGAACCCGGCAAAAATGATCATGGATGGGATGAGTTTATGATTATTGACAAAAAGACAATGGCCCGCGCTGACCGCATCATCCGCCGCACTCTGGTCGATGGAAAGATACAGAACCTGCATCAGAGCGGAAAGGTGACAACATTCGAATTGAAGCGCGCCTTTACCGCTCGCGTCAAATCCGCACCGGTTGAGACGGATGTCAAAATAACCCTGCACCCGTGTGGTCTCGTTAACCCTGATTCAACCGTCAACGGTAACTTTTCAAAAAAAATAGACCCAAGCCCCGCCAATGGCAATGGAAAAAATCCGATCAAAAAAGATATAGCTGATGGCGGGGCTTCTAAAACGAAAGGACAGCCAAACAAATGAAAACAGCAGCATACCTCGTAATCATGATCGCCGTGGCGGTGATCATGAAGACCGTCCACATCGATGGATGGTACAGCGGTGGATTGATGATTGCGGCCAGCGTAATTGCCACGCTCAAAGCCGTCGCAACAATGGGAGATAAATAATGAACCTCACAAAACAGCAGCAGTCTGAAATAGGCGGATACGTCCGTCTTCTGACCGGTGCCATCGGCGGTGCCCTTCTGGCGTTCGGCACCATCACACCCGATCAGAGTAATGCGCTGGTCGCGCTTGCCGGTACGGCGTTCATCGCTGCCACCGGTATCTGGTCAACCCTTTCAAAGCGTAAATAAAAACATTGGAACGCCGGGCACCATCCCGGCATTGAGGAAAAACCGAAATGAGCATCAAAAATCAGATCAAAGACAGAGTTGAATCAAAAACCTCCGGCCTTAAAGATGATATTAAGGACCGGGTTAAAAACAAAACCAACAAAAAGAAAGGAACCACAAAATCATGAATATAATCATGACTTTATTGATGGCTGTCGCGCTGGTCGCGTCAACCCTCATTATCACCGGATGCGGAACAATGCAGACGCCTAAGGCCAAGTCGCAGGACGGAAGCAATTCCTTCCGTGATATAAACCTTGGAGCGCCGTCCAGCGGCAAGGTGGTTGACGATCCGGCTGCAATGCTGGTCCTGACCAACGGGGATTATACCGTTGATCAGAAGGTTGCATTAATCCAGTCGCTGCGTCCGGGAAGCTCATTCACGCTTCGCGACATCTATCTGCTGGAGCAGGTGATGAGCGCGGACAGCGGCGATGGGGAGACCACAACTCAAACGCCGACCTGGGCACCGTCAACCCCTGTCAATGTCAGCATTCCAACCGGTACCGATGCAATCACCGCACTTGTCGGAGCAGGTGCCGAGGGAATCACCAAAGGTATCGTAAACAGCGGGGACGGAAACGCAGGCGCAGCTGCAGCCGTTGATCCGGCCTGCCCTGACGGCAACTGCAGCGACCCCGTTCCCAAGTAGCTGCCGCAGCCTGAATGACACACACAACCGAAGGGCCGCCCGGAAACGCGGCGGCCCTTTTCCCTCTTAGAAAATAACTTCACTCTTCACCACTCACTATTCATTATGAACTCCGCAGCTAAAGGTGCAGTCAGGACATAGGTAACACTTGAGGTTCAGGACATAGGTTACACTCTTACGTTGTTACTTGTCAATTTTCAGCCCTCAAGCTGCGTACTTT